GAGACGCCGGCCGACACGAGGTCGTAGTACGCGCTGGTCAGGTCTTCCAGCGGCGTGCCCGACTTGCGGGCCATCTCGCGGATGGCCGCGCCGACTGCCGTGAGCTTGTCCTGACTGAGCCCCGCGACGGTGTTGATCGTGTTCAGCGACGCCTGGAAGTCACCGGCCTGCTTGACCGCGTAGGCCAGGCCACCGGCCGCCGCCGCCACGCCGATACCGATGCCCTTCTCGATGTTCTTTCCGACGTTGGACAGGCCGCGCCCGATGTCCTTGTTGATCGAGCGCAGTTCGCCCTTGACGCCCTTGATCGCGGCACTGGCGAGGTTCTTTGCCTTGATGACAATGTTCAGCTCTCGGGAGGCCATCAGGTCATTCCTCGTCTAGGAGCAGGGCGAGCCGGAGTTCGCGGCGTTGCTTGCGTGCCTTGCGCAGCTGGTCGCGGGCGCGCCCCAGTCGGGCACGCGCGAGTTGTTCCCGTCTGCTGGCGCTCTTTGCGTTCAGGTCACGCTCGGCATCGGCGATCTCTTCGGCGATCGAATCGACATCGAGCGTTGCGGAGTCAGAGAGCAGGTCGACGTAGGTCAACCAGTGTTTGGCGGCGACGATCTTCGGCGGCGCGGTCCGCAACCGCGCTTCGGTCCACGGCCCGGATGCGAGCGCGAACAGGTCATACGCTTCCCGTTCGGTGTAGTCGTCGGGGCTGGGGATGCGTTCGCCCGTCACCAGCTGTGACAGCGAACGCTTCAGTCGTTTGGGAGTTCGGTTTCGTCACCTTCGGTCACGTCGCCGATGGCCTTGTTGACCTTCTCGGCCAAGCCTTCGGAGAGGTTCTGCCACACGTCTCGTGACAGAGGCAGCGGCTTCCCCTTCTCGTTGACGAGATTCCAGCCGGCGACGCGGATGTTGAACACCGCCCACACCGCCTCCACCGAACCCATGCCAGCGGCATCACCGATATGCAGCATGTCGGGGTAGCTGATGTGCTTGCGGATGCGGATCGTGTCGGATTCGTGCGGCTTGCCTGGGCACTCGCACGGCCCGAGCTCCACGACTTCGACGGCGTTGCGATCGACGAGATGGGACATGGTTCCTCCAGCCCTCCGATATGTAAGAAGACGCCCGCCGGGTGGAGGGCTCCCGGCGGGCGAATGAATGCGACGCCCTCCTGCGACCCCTACGGGATCTCGGTGACGTCGTTCTTCAACGTGATCTCGATGTCGCTCGCCAGCGTCGAGTCGTAAACCGCGTAGCCGGTAACGTGGAACAACCGCTCGCCGTCTACGTCCGGTTCAACGTTGAACGCCGTGTATCGCACGCGGGCGTCGATGGTCATCGAGTTGTCCCCCGAGCCGTCGATGGTGACCCTCCAACGTCGGTCGGTCGGCAGGCCGCCAGCGACGTTGAAGATGTCGAACTCGGCGACCGTGGTGGCCGATGCCTTGAGCTGCGCCTCGAAGGTGACCTCGCGCTTCTGTCGGCCGGCGGCGGTGGCCTTGTCGGCCGTCCCGCCGTAGACGCGCAGCGGCTTCGGATCACTGATCGAGATGGACAGGCTCTTGAGCGAGCACGACAGTTCCGCCAGAGACGCGAAAGCCGTTCCCACTGGGCCGAGCGCCAGCGTTGTCAGGTGGCCCTCCATCGACTCCAGCGCTGAAGGGGCCGACAGCGACGACGTGGCCGTGGCCTTCGCCTTGTCGATGCCCTGCAGCGTCGCGCTGGCGGTCCACATCGCATTGCCCGGCGCGGTGAGCGCGTCGAACGACATGTCGAGCTGCGTGCAGAGCACCGACGTGACCTTCCAGTCCTGAGTGTCGTCGGCGACCTCGATGGTGTACGGCTTGACCGTGCTCGAGGTCGTGTCGCCCGTGAACGTGTAGGTCGTCGGGGTGCCCGCCGTGATGACCGGCGTACCGAGGGTCATCTGCAGCGGATGCATCAGATCCTCGAAGCGCATCACGAAAGACAGCGAGCCGGTCGCGGCACGCACGCCGAACGAGCCGCGTCCCGCCTGGTGGCGGACGGCCACGCCGTAGTCCTCGTCGGGACTCTCGGCCGACCTGTCGAGCTCGAACTCCCCCGAGCCGGGGTCACAGGGGAAGATCGTCGTTGCCGCGACGCTCGTCCCGAAGGCGGATTCCTGCCCCAACTGCAGAACCCTGTATGCGCTTTCAGCCATCGCTGTCTAACTCCTCTCCGCTATCGGCGGACTGTTCGTCTGCCGCCGTAGCCGAGGCGGCTTCGGTGTAAAGCCCTGAGCCGATCAGGGCAGCTGAATCGAGCCGCGCAACCTCGTCGGCCGAGAGGTCGCGGGCGGGGATGCCACGCAGCCATCGGCCATCTCCGACGTAGCGCAGCGCGAAGCTGGCCCCTGCTGGGGCCTTGGTCTTGGGCATGGGAACCTCAGCTAGTCGTCGAGTCCAAACGCGCGCGACAGGAACCGCTCGACGTGATCGAGCGCGTCGTCGCCGTACTGGTCCGCAACGCGGGTGATGACCGGATTGGCCTTGATGCCACGCACGTCGTGGCCGCGGCTGAACTTTTTGGTGCCGCCGTCATCGAACGCTTGGACACCGCCTGCGCGGCGGGCCTTGGTCGAGTGCGCCTTGCTGCCGCCGACGAGGATGTGGCGATACCACGCTCGCTTCGGGTCGTACTTGACGATGCCGGCGGGCTTCTCCTTCTTGGCGGCGCCAGCCCGGACCGCACGCTTCATCGAGGGCCATGGCGTGTCGGCCTTGACCTTCGGTTTGAGCACCTTCTTGGCGGCGTCCGCGGTCGCCTTCTGCAGGTTCTTTTTCTGCAGCTTCGGATCGAGCTTGTCGATGGCCTTCAGGACGTCCTTCAGGCCACGGACCTCGATGTCGACACTCATGGGGTGAACGTCACGGTGTCTTCGGTGTAGACCGTGATCGTAAGTTCGATGACGGCGTATTCGACCCCGCCGTACTCATGCGTCCCGATGCCGCCGTCGAACAGGATGGCCTTGGTGACCGCTGGCGCGAGACCGAGCTTCATCTGCCCATGCAGCTGGTCGATTAGCACGCCGAACCACGAATACAGCCCGGCGAAGTCGCGGGCGAGATCAGCTGACGCCTTGCCATAGTAGAAGCGCACGGTGAACTTGTGCTCGCCCTTGCGCTGGCCGCCCTGATAGGTGAACTCCGATTCGCCCGGTCCCGGCGGGTAGACCTCCACGCACGGGAACGCGGAGACGTTGTTCGGAAGTCGAGCGGTCGAGGAGCGGATCGCGTCATAGCCTGTCGGCGCGGTGACGTTGGCGGCCGAGTAGCGGGCGGCGAGCGCATCGGCGATCGCCAACATGTCGAGGCTCATCCGCCCACCAGGTAGTCGACCTTGTAGCGGCGAATGGTCGCCATGTCGCGGCCGGAAATGAATCGGCTGACGATGGGGTTGCCCGTCTCATCGGTGCCGGTGATGTCCATTTGCCCCGACTGCCGGGCGTTCCACGCGCGCACGACGGCCACTTCGGCGACCTGCGTCAGCGTGTCGGGAATGGCGTCCCACCCGGCCGTCATGGTTACGGCTACGTTCCCGAAGGCGCGATAGAAGCGCATCGATGACAGGTCGGTGAGCTTCAGGTAGAAGCCCGGCCAGCCGGGGCGGCGGTCCTGCGCGCGGGGCAGCACGACGTAGTTCGTCTCGGTAACTGCTGTGCCGTTGGTCGAGTCGGCGATGGTCAGCAGCGAGATGGAGCGGATGCCGATTGGCACGTACAACTCGTCCGTACCGTCGCCGTCGAAGGTGTAGGTCGCAGAGGCGATGGGGCCGACCTGCCGACCAATCTCGTCTTCCAGCCAGCCGTTGATCTGCCCGCACAGGGTGCTGATCAGGTCGTCATCGCTGGTGTCGGCCGTGCCGAAGGCGTTGCCGTTCCTGAGTCGGCGCTTCACACCGTCGCGGGTGGCGTATGACAGCGCGGTCATCGCCGCTCCATCCCGTGCTCGATCGTGGCTACTTCCAGAGCCTCATCGCCCGGCCGGCGATATCCGGGGCGCTGTAGGAGAGCGGGACGTCGAGGTTGTATGGCCGCGAGAAGCATTCGCTGCCAGGAGCGCCGCCCCACTTGGCGATGTAGCGGTCGCGGTTCATCCGAAACGTCCGGCTGTTCTCCCTCGCCAGCCGCCCGTCGCTGTTGATGGTCGCGCTGCCCGCGTGGGTCATCGTCCCGTCGTAGGTCACCCATTCCACGCCTCCTAATCGGCAGCGGTACTCGTAGTCGTCGTCATCGAAATAGATCGGGTAGAACGCCCAGTCGTCGAACAGGCCGATGGCATCCACGGTGGCCGCGTTCATGGCGCCGTAGACGTTGCGCAGGCCACGATGCGAGCCGGTCACATGGCGCGGCCCTTCGGCGCGCTCCATGAATCCGGCGATGCGCTCGAGATCACCGGGACCGAACACGAGGTCGGCGCTGGCCCACATCCACCACGGCGCGTCTGGCGTTTGCAGGATGGCGGCGTTGATGCCACCGGGGTACCCGAGGCCGGTGATGGGTCGGATGATCTCGGCACCGTCGCGCTGATAGCCGGAGCAACTGTTATCGACGATGACCAGCCGGCCGACCGGATGGTCGATGCTGTCAAGCATCCGCTCGAGCAGGTCGAAGCGCGACACCACCGGGCAGATCAGGACCGGAATCACCGCAGCGCCGCTCGGATGTCCGAGCTCGAAATCTCGCGCGTGTACGGCAGGTACTCGATCGAGATATGCCGCTCGGCCAGCCATTCGGGCGTGACCCGCAGCTGGCCGTAGTAATCCTTGTCGGCCCAGTCGTCGCCGACTGCGATCACGTCCGGCATCACCGCCTCGATGACCGGCTTGGAGTTAGCCCCGCCGACGTTGCAGACCACGCGGTCGACGTACTTGCAGGCCGCCAGTACGGACAGACGCCCGTGGTAGGGGATGACCGGCGGGTGGTGCTTGTACGCTTCGATGAACCCGTCGGGGTTGAGCGCCACAATCACGAGGCCGTCCTTGCCTGCCAGCATCCGGCAGCGGGCCAGCAGGCGGACGTGGCCCCAATGGAACAGATCGAACGTCCCGATGGTCAGGACCGCCTTACGCTGCACCGCGCGCCTTCTTCGCTCGGCGGCGTTCCGCGCGGTTCGGGCGAACCGCCACCTGCGGCTCAAGGGTTGCCTCCAGGTCTGCCAGGAACGGCAGCCAATAGGTGCTGAAGACCAGGTTGGAGTCGTACTGGGCGGCGAAGACGACAGCCTGCTCACGCAGCGTTGCATCGCCCCGCGCGGCGTAGGCGTCCTCCAATCGGGTGAGGATGCCGCCGACGTAGGGCGTGAAGAAGAACGCGCCGTGTGCCGCGTCCCAGTCGGGCTGGCCTTCAACCTTCCAGCCTGCCCCGCAGAGCTCCGGCTGCGCGGTGAAGTCACTGACAATGACCGGCGTACCGCATGCCTGCGCCTCGATGACCGGCAGGCCGAAGCCCTCGCCCTTGCTGGTCGACAGCAGTACGTCGGCAGCTGAGTAGATGGCCGCGATATCCTGCTGACTGATCCAACCGAAGGTCATCGCGTAGGCATCGCCCCAATGCAGGCGGTCCTCGGGGATCTTGCAGGCCCGTGCGAGGGCCACCAGGTCGATGCCGCTGATGCGATGCGGGTCGGTGTGCACATACACATGCACGTCGTCGTGCATCGGCATCCATGCGCCGAGCGCCTGGAACATCTCGCCCCAGCCCTTGCGCGGCGGGCTCTTGCCCTGGTTTGCCGCGTTGATGACGACAAGGTAGGCATCATCGGGTACGCCCAGTGCCGTGCGGGTCGGGGTGCCCTTGGATGTGGTATCGCGCGGCCGAAAGACGTTTCGGTCGATGGCGTGCGGGATGTAGCCCGCGTCCACGCCGGCATCTTTGAGCGCCTGCTGACCGAAGCGGCTCATGGCGACGGTACGGACGGATTTGCACCAATCCGCGACTTCCCTCGGCACCGGGTAGTGGTCGATCGGCACCCATGAGGCCGTGCGCGCGGGGAACTGCGCCCGATCCAGCGGCCAGACGTCGTACAGGGTGATGAGCCATGCCGGCTCGCCGCGGGTAAAGACGTCGTGGTGCGCCTGCGCCACGTCGTTGCTGTAGGCGTCGAATCCGCCGGGGTAGACCGGGATGTCCTCCCAGCGCTGCGCTGCGCCGGCGAGCCCATAGTTGGCGATGATGCCCACGTCGCAGCCGGCGGCTTTGAGTCGCTGCACGACTTGCGCGGTCTGCGTGCCGTAGCCGGTCGCGCTCCACGGAGCATTGCTGAACCAGGTGATCTTCACGTCGCCCTCCGGCGTGCTTTCTATGCGAAGGCGCCGCTTACGGCGGCGAGTCGGACGGCGTTGTGGCCCCGTCAGGCCGTCTATCAGCTGTTGCCGCTGACCAGGTAGGCGATGGCGTTGACGTCCGGCAGATCGCCGTCAATGCGCCATGTCGTCCTGATTGCGATCTCGTCCGTCTGGAAGGCGAACTCGCTCGAGAGCACGACGTTCATCGGCACGACCTCGCGGACGAGGTATGCCGAGAAATCGCCGAACGCGACGGACTTGGACGCCGAAGCGACCGCCGCCATCGCCGGGTTCTCGAAGACCGGCTTGCCGAGCAAGAGGTCCGGCTGGCCCGCCTGCAAGCCGGGCTGCCACAGGTAGTCACCCGTGGTTGCCTTGAACTTGCGGGCCTTCTGGATCGCACCGTTGCTCATCTGCCACGCGGCGGACGGGCTCATGCGGTAGGGCTGCGCCCGACCGTAAAACAGCGAGATCAGGTCGTCGGCATCGAAGAACGGCGTGCCAGCCGCCGTCCCACCGTTCGAGGCTGCGTTGATGAAGCCGTTCGGCTTCGAGCTGCCATCGCCGGTCGTCAGCGCGGTGCCGACATTGAGGCCGAGATCGCGGCCGGTCGAGGTCGCGACGAGCTGCTCCAGATTGACCGCGTTGTCGCTGCCAAGCTCGGCCGACCACTTCGTGATCGAGCCGTACTTGTAGGCGTTCAGCGTGATCGAGCTGATCGTCGGATCGGCCAGCGGGATCGTGCCCGCTTCGGCGATGAGCGTCGCCGGGGTCGCCGTGTCTGCGGTCAGACGCGGCACCGTGATGCCCTCGCCAGTGCTGGTGCGGATGACCGTCGCCACACCGTAAGTGGGGTTCAGGGTCCGCTGGTACACGACCACGAAGTCCGCGAAGGTCGTCGGGACCGTGCTCGATCCGGTGGCCAGGGCGCGGCTCTCGACGCCCACCTGCGAGTTCAGCTCGCGGCTCTCGCCGCGGAACATGGCGCGCAGGATGTCGCGGTCGGTCGGGTCGCCCTTCGGCGCCTCGGCCTTCGACGCGATGATCGTGGCGTACTGCTCGCGCACGCCATCGGCCAACTTGGCCCGCGCCTCGAGCTCGGTCGCCTGCTTGATGCGGGCATCCTTCGCGTCGAGGTCGGTGTTGATGGCGTCGAGGTTGGTCTGCTCCTCGACGGTCAGGTCGCGGTTTTCGGCCGCGGCTCCGTCCATGATCTCCTTCGCGCGCTCCCAGGCGGATGCGCGGGAGTCGATCAAGGACTGGAGGTAGGAAGCGCTCATTGGGCGCACTACTCCTTCTTGGGGTTTGCTAGGCCCTGTCAGGTGGTGGCGTCGCTTGAGCGGTGGTGAGCCGGCGGGCGGCTTCCGAGCGCGGACGCTCCGAGCTGGTACTCGGGCTGGGTTAGATGGACGCCTGCCGCGCCGCGAACTTGGCGCGATAGGTGGCAAGAGTCGGGGCCACCAGCGGTGCGTCGGTACGCACGTTGATGGCGCGCAGCAGAAGGTCGCGCTGCTCGACGGTCAGCCGGCCGTTTTCATCGGCCAGCACGCGGAAAGCCGCCTGAAGCGGTTCGACCGCCTCGTCGAGCTCCTCGGCGAGATGGCGGACCATGGCGGTCGTGGCGGGATAGGCGGGCCAGCCGGTAACAGGGCTGACCTCGAACAGGCGCACCTCCAGCAGCGTCCGCTCGGTCAGGTCTTCGTTCCATGCGTCACGGATGGCCTGGAACCCGAAGGACATCGAATCGACGTCGCCCCGCTTCATCAGCGTCGAGAGGTCGCGGCCGGCCTGCGTATCGGGCAGTTGTGCCTCGACGTGCAGCCCCTTGGTGTCCTCGGACAGCGAGAGCGTCCTTGCCTTGGTGGTGGCGAGCACGTTGTCGCTGTTGTGGTTCAGGAACATGCGAAGGTTGCGGTCGCGCTTCAGCGAGCGGGCGAACGCACCCGGCTCGATCTTCTCGCGGAAGCCATACATGTCCTCGGACCACGAGTTGAACACGGCGGCGTAGCCGCTGAACGTCATCCCATCGCCTTCCGCACGGATCTCCAGGTCCGCCGTGGGCCATGAGTCGACGGCGACGCGGACCTCTCGCCCGGTCGGCTTCACGATGTCGGTCATGCGTTGCTATCTCCTGATGGCGCCGGGCGTGGGCCAGGCGGATCTGTTGGCAGTGGGATCTCCACCACCCTGTCGAGGGGCGCGTAGGTGAGCGGGAACGGCCGCACGTCACCATTGCTGTCGAGCGGGTTCATGTCTTCGAGCTCGCGCACGTCGTCGAGGCTGTAGACGCCCCAGCGCAGGCCTGATTCGTAGGTGGCCCATCGCGTCTTCGCGTCACCGCGCAGCAGGCCGGCGAAGTTGAACTTGAGGTACTGCTCGGGACGCGGCAGGAGCCGCGCGTAGGCAAGCTCGATGCGCTGCGCCAGCGGCAGGAGCGCATCGTTCACCGCGTCGATGTTGCGGACCTCGACGCTGTTGTATGACACCGCCCCCGGCTCCTGCGAGCCGAGCTTGTGCGGCGGCAGGCCGACCATGCGACCGACCTGCTCCACGACCCAGCGCTGCGTCTCGACGAACTGCGCCTCGTTGGGCTTGACCGACAGCTCGTGGTACTTGGCACCGCCGGTCAGCGCGCCGATCGCGTGCGGCGCCTTGCGGTTGGAGTGCTTCTTGTTCAGGCCGGCGAGCAGTTCCTTGACCTGTTCAGGCGTGGCCTCCACGCCCTGCGGGTACTCGACGACGCCCGACATGGTCGCCCCGGTGCCGAAGAATCGGGCACCGTACTCCTCGGCTGCCAGTCCGAGGCCGATCGCCTGCTGGTTAGCCTCGATCATCGACTGGCCGCGGTTCTCGCCGGGCTTCCGCATGAGCGGGATGTGGATGACGGTGGCGGCCGTCTCGCGCCGGATGACGCGGTTGTTGACGTCGCGGATGTCGTAGTACGGCGCGCCGTCGGCGTCCTTGCCGACCGCCACCCGCCGCGGGTTGAGCACCAGCAGCTCGCCCGGCTGCGCCAGGCTGGGCAGGCACAGGGTGAAGCTGTTGGAGTCGAGGATCAGCGAGTAGACGACCTGGGCGATGTGCTCGATGCGCGTCACCGACGGGTCGCGCGGGATCGGGCTATCGATCCACGACGGCTGCGGCGACATGAGCGCCTTGCCTGCGCCACGCGGCATGAAGCCGTGGAACGGCAGGCCGGAGATCGCGTTGCTGATCTGCCGGGTCACCGACCAGATGGCGACCAGTTTCAGCGCGGTCGTCTGATCGACCCGCTGGCCCGACGCGGTTGGTCCGGTCATGTCGTCGGCACCGATGCCCCATAGCTGCTGGGGCGTGATCGACCGGCGCTCGAGCAGGCTGCGAATGATGCTCATCGAGGACTCCTGCCCATCGCGTAGCCGATGGTGGTGACGACGAACCCGGCGGCCACGAGGCCGAGGGCGGGATGGATGAGCACGCAACCGACCCCGATGGCGGCGAGGCCGATGATCTCGATGGCGGTACTCAGGCGGTCACGCACGGTCAGTCCTCGTCGTCTGCGGAGATGAAGGCCGGCACGACCACCGCGGGCGGCTCGGGCATGGACATGGCGGCTTCCAGGGCCAGGATGTCGGCGACCGCGCCGTCGATCTTGCGTCGGTCCTCGCCCTTGACGATGACGTAGCGCGTGCGGCCGTCGTCCTCGGCGTCGGTCAGCTTGACCTTCTTGAGGTGCGACGCCTTGACGTGCTCGGCGAGGGCCGGATCTGAATCGTGGGTATGCGTGCCTTCACGGATGGCGGTGCGCCAGCGGTCCACCGCCGGAGCGAAGCGCCGCGCCTGGTTGGTGTCGAGCGCCAGCACGACTTCCTTGCCGTACTTCGACGCCCACTGCTCGCCTTCGCTCCACCACTTCGGCGGGTCGTAGAACATGCGGCCGACGCGGAATCGTGCGAAGGCATTGGCGACCGCCTCGTTGACCTCGGAGCGTGGAACCGTCCAGCCTTCCACGTTCTTCGGTCGGTTCCATCGGCCGAGCTTCCAGCTGTAGCCGTCCGCGGTGCAGGCCACCAGCCACGTCTCGTCTTCGCTGATCGATCCGTCGAAGCCGAGGCCGATGGGCGTGCCGGCCGGGATGTCGCGCGGCTTGGCGAGCTCGTCCCAGCGCCGCGGGTCGACCGCGTGCCCGGTGCCAACCGTGCGGATGTTGAAGAAGAACTGCAGCGCGTCATCCCAGTCGGTCGACGGGTCGCGGATCTCCTTGAGGATGCGTTGCCGGTCGATCCAGTACGAGTCGCCGTATGACTCATCCAGCGCAGCCAACAGGTCTGCGTCGCTCCAGTCGGGCTGCGGCTCCTGGGCGGGGCGCTTGGTGTAATGCAGGATGCCGGCGAAGCCACGGTCGGCCTCGGTGCCTGACCGTTCGGCGACCGACTTCTCCCCGATGCGCGGGGCGTTGGTCGTCTCGATCGTGCGTCCGCTCATCTTGGCGGCGTTGCGCCTGATCGTCTTTGCCAGGCGGACTCCACCGTTACGTGCAGTCCACAGGTGCGTCTCGTCGAGCACCGCGAACGTGACGCGCTGGCCCTCGCGGGAGCCGGCGGAAGCGGTGACCGGCTCGAGCTGGCCGGGTCGGCCATGAAGGTACAGGCGCGTTCGGCCATCGTCGATGCCGAGCGACTTGGCGGCCTTGTGGTCGTTGGCCGTCAGCAGCTCGTAGATGGCGCCGTAGGTGTTATCGGTCTGGTCTTCCGAGACGGCCGCGATCTGAATCCAGGAGGGCGGCGAGCCCTTGGTGCCCCATGGTCGACCGACCGGCTCGCCCTCGGCGTCCCAGCCGTCGAAGATGACCGGCGCTGCGTCGATGTCATCCGCTGCGCCGAACTCGGCCAGTGACAGGAACCCGACCAGCGGCGACTTGCCCCAGCCCTTCGCTCGCTCGATGACGTCGCGGCGGTAGATGAACACGCCGGTCTTCGGGTCAAGGGTGTACCAGTCGACGACGTGGCGCGCCTGCTCGTCGGTAAGCGTCAGGGGCTTGTCTGAATCGGATGGCGACGGCAGGTAGGCATGTCCCCAGCTGAGCACCTGCCAGCCGAGCGATGGAAGCTCGCCCTCGTAGCGCGGGCCGCTCCAGTCCATCCAGGAGACGACGCGAAGGTGCGCCAATGGGCTGTCGCTCTCCAGCTTGCGCGCCGGGCCCGCGCCGCCACTGGGTCGCGCCCAGCGGCGGTCCTGCTGACCCT